ACCGCGAACAGAACGCCGATAGGACTTCTTACGACGACGCTTGAAACCTGAGCGCATACGGCGACGATAACGCATTATTCAAACCTCCGTTTGTTTTTATTCCAACGCATCCGATAAATCGGACGCCATTCTTGAGAACCGCGATCCCATTCCCAGTCGCTTGCGCCCTGCGGCAATTGTGAAGCCGGCGGCTTTCCACGACCCCAAAGGTTAGGAACAACTTGATTACGGATTCTCCAGAAAATCTTACCGAGAGTGTCATCCTCCATAGATTCTGAAAGACCTTGAGGTATGACAGGAACAAGACCAGTATCAGTCCTACTATACGAAACATCAGGCCGCCAGCCAGCCTCTTGAGCCGGACGGCCCTCTTGAGAAGCTGTACGCTCAGACGGTTTAACCAGCATACCTGAGTCACCCTGCCCGGGAACGAAGTTCGCCGAGCCGCCAACAGGAAGGGGCGGATTATTGGGCTTGTTGATAGAGGTTATCTGACTTTTAAGAAGCTCGTTTTGCAACTGCATGTTTTCGAGCCTAAGCTGAGTCGCGATACGCTCATCTTGCGTCTGCGTGGCAGCAACGGCACGCCCAATATTCTGGCCAAGGTTACGAGCAACATCGCCCCAAGGAGAACCGCCGGAGCCGGAATCGCCAACAAAGGATGGTTGGAACGAGACTGTATTGGTTCCCAACGCAGCCAACGGATGAAGACCAGCAGCTTTAGCATCTTCCGCTTTCCAGCGAATACCGTTTTTCGCGAACTCGACCTGCATATCATAATTTCGTTGCTGCTCCTGATCGCGCTGATTACGGTCAGACGCTCTTTGCTCTTGCTCTTCTGAAGCACCAATGATGTCACCGATGAGAGGAGCCGCAACGGACGCTATAGCACCCCACATATTATTTACCTCCTACATGAAACGCGGGAGAACCAATTCCGTTTCGGGGAACCCAATCCGTGACGTCCGAGGACTCTGTGGGCGGCGAGAACTTCGCGCCGGATGGCTCGACGGACGCAGACAACGACTCTATCGGGAACAGCAAAGGCGATTCGGGCTGGTGGCCGGTAGAGCGTTTTCGACGGGGACGGATTCTTGACTTGACGTAAGCCGCGGCGCGAAACAAGCCGAGCCGCGCCAGAGCGGAGGACGCTTGCAGACCGATAAACGCCTTGGGGGTGAAACCTTCTACGATCCTCAAAGACAGACAGAGGATCACGTCGGAACCAGCCAGCAGGCGCCGATGAAGTATTGATTGAAAGGCGGGGCAGCCGTCGGCTAGCGATTGTGGCGAAATCGCGCCCGCTTTGATTACTCGAGTTTCTGTTACGGCTTCTTCTGGACACATGGTTACCTCCTGATTAAATGTCTGTCACCTAGCACAGTACGCATCAAGTAGCGTACTGGCCGAGGCATTTACTCCGCTGGAACGCCAGCCGGAGGCTGGTCGCCAGCGGCTGCCGCGCTTCGCTTGGCCTGAGAAGCCTTATCCTTGAACCGTTGCCAAACAGACCTAGCTTCTCTCTTCCTCTCCTCTGGAATATCCTTAACAGCGCCATGACGAAGCTCAGCTTCGCGCGCTGCAACGAACGGAGTGATCGGGTCGAAGTTTTCTTCATAGGGCGTAGTCGGGTCAGGCATATCATCAGGAACGTTGAAGTTCTCCGCCTCTTCAAACGTCTCAAAGCCAGAGGCGGAAGCACGACGGGACAACTCACCTCGAACAAGACGAGCGATCATACTTTGAATCGGCTCGGGTGTTTTGTAGCCAACAGGAAGCGCCATCGGTTTCGGGTCTAGTACTTCATGACCATTTGAGTCTAATTTCGCCATTGTAACCTCCAAGATAAAAGCCGGGGGGTTTCCCCCCCGGCTAGAATCATGAGACAGATGAAGACCTTTGTCAATAGATATAGGACGTACCAGACGCATCGACAAGACGCCGCGCCTGAATGGAATGATTCGCCATAACATACAGTGGGTCGGTAGCAGTCGACGCATAAATACGCTGCGTCGGAACACACTTAACAAAGTCAGCATTAAGGGCAGGATCAGAGGCAAAGATGCGCGCCATATGCCAATAATCCAACGCCGTCGTTGCAAACTCACCACTAACCGAAGACTCTTGACGACGATACTCGTCATAACGATCCTGCCAGCCAAAGACCCCATCGGGGGAAGCATGGGACGCCTTAAGCTCTTTATTGAGAACTTCCTGCTGACCGATATGTTGAAGCTCTTTCTGGAAGAAGTCTTCCTTAGTACGACGATTCCAAGTGCGGGGCAAGCCCTGAGCATAGATAGTCTTCGGACGAACAGACATCAACGTGAACACGTAGCCGTGTTCCTCAAAGAAGCGACGATAGCGATTAGACCGCATCGCGCCAATACCATGTCCTTTAAGGTTGCCTACACCTTCCGCGTCGTCACCATCAGTCGTGACCCCTGTTTGCAACACTTCCGAGAATTGAAGAGTCTGTTTACCTCCTCCCAAGTATTCGGGGAGCTGCAGACGAGCATCAGATGAGCGCACTCCAAGATACCGTAGGTACTCGGTATATCGTGATCCATAACGGGCCCTCGCCTCCTCATAACGCTGTAACGCAAACGCAAGCCTGAGTTGATTAATATCCGCAGCACTAGCATTTGTGAGATCGGTTTCCAGTCCAGTGTTGTTCCCCCAGATTAGATCTTGACCGACAGATCCCCAAGTACCTGACCTACCAACAAAACCCTGAGACCCTCCTGCATCATTTCCAGTCTTAAGGCCAATATCTGAACCGCCGCCGCCAGTCATGTTCGGCTGAGTACCGTCTGAAACTACAGGAGCAGAGGTACCAAGCGGAATCGTAACCTCCGGGCCTTTCTGCGTCCAAGGACGGGAAGTCGTGAAATAATCCTTTTCCCACGCGCATACTTGAAGATCGACGTTAGTCGTCGAATCAACACCAGAAGCGGTTGACATCGCAATTTCCGGAACGAGGTCTTGATCCCTATAAAAATTATTAAGGATCATCGCATAACCACGGAACGGAAGGGCCGATACATCGAGGCCAGCAACAGAAGCAGGACACCCTAGATGATTACCAAGCGATCCAACTGCAAACCCAGAACCGCCAGCATCTATGGTCGGAAACACTGAAGCATTCATACCATCGGGACCGCCAGTAATGAAAGGTTCCCATTCGTCCCAAACAATGCGGTGAGGAACAAACCAGTGGTGAATGCGAACTACGACGGGATGCATAACGGGTGCAAGCAACGGAGACACACGAATGAGCGCAGAGGTCGCCTGTTGAATAGTGTCACCCGGTAAAACTTCTGTGAGACCAACGGGAACAAGGGAACCTTGGCCGAACGAGGTAAGACGATAATTAGACAACGAATGTAGGGATCGTTTCATTTTACAGACTCCTTTTCGGATCGAATATTTTGGCTTTACTGTCGACGTTACGATAACGCTGCTTATTCATCCTTTGATAGACGGACTTCTTATCGTTGAAGCTCGACGGATACGCCTTATCAGCTTCATTAACTTTTTCGCTTTCGAACAAGTCGTGCATTTCTTGGGCATACCTTAGAATCACCTCCTCCGGAGTATCAGGGGAACGCCCTAACGCCTCCCGTAGTTTACGACGAAGGTACCGACCAAGTGGCATCGCCTTAGAGCCAACCTTGAGGGAATGAGGTACATCACCAAGCGCTTGAACCTCTTCCTGACCAAACGGAGACTTAAGAACCGCAGCAACCTGACCAATAGACAAAGCGCCAATGCCTGGCTTAAGAGACATCCGGGCGAACTCGGGGTGACGTCCAGATAAACGGGAATCCTTCGAGTTCGTCATTTTCTTGGTGACGTAACCTGCAATGTATTGAGCAGAAGAAGTAGTGAGGTCGCCCAACATCACATGACCAAAACCCCAAACGCGTCGGACCATTTCCGTCTCCGCAATAGACACACCGAACAACGCCAAGTGGTAATGAGGTCTCCATGATTTATCACCATATTCACCGACAGCATAGAAGCGCAACCTTCGAGGTGAAATCTCAAAGCGAAGTCGCTTAAGAAAGTTTCGAAGGTGTTCTGGGACAAGATTACCGCCGGCAGGAAGGTGTTCCGGCGCATAGGTTAGAGTTCCGAAAGTGGAGTCCCCGTGGACAAGGGACTCCAACATGAGACGATGAGTCCATACACGACGCCTATTGATCCGGCAGGGAAAGCATTGTCCACAACCCGCCGGAATGGCACCGACCATGTATGGAACCTTACAGAGCATCAGTAACGGTTGCCGATCCGTGAACCGCGAACAGAACGCCGATAGGACTTCTTACGACGACGCTTGAAACCTGAGCGCATACGGCGACGATAACGCATTATTCAAACCTCCGTTTGTTTTTATTCCAACGCATCCGATAAATCG